CTTACAGTTAGACAAGACCGAACATGGGAAGTAGTAATCCATGCTGAATCAGAAGAAAAAGCTAAGGAACTATTTAAGACCAGAGGTATTCGGGATGAACACCGATATGTGTCTGATGACCTTATCAAATCCAATACAACTATAACCAACATAGGATTATCATGAGAACAGGTATAGAGTTTAAGGTTAAAAAAGAATCTAGACGTATGGATAGATGTTTAGATTGCGATAAAACAATTAAAAATGCTGATAAGTATCATGAGAGTTTAATCATCG